AGTACTAACGACCTGTTTCCTGGCATCGCCTCCACGCCGAGCGTTGACAACGGCTGGCGCGCAGCTGCCTGGCTGAACGCCTTATGGTTCCGAGCCGGCAACGGCTTCTACCGCCTGGACATGCCTGGCGCCGTGCTCACGCCGACTGGCCCAGGCAAGCTGCTCGACAACGGCTCGATCGTCCGAGGCGAGCCGCGCGTGTTCTGTGGTTGGGGCGCCTACCGCGCGTACCTGGCTATCTGGAACCCCGACAACAGCACCACCTACCTGCTGAGCTACGGCAACTGGGAGGCCCGCTCGACTCCCGAGGGCACCAGCTACGTCTTCGATGACCAGTTCGACGGCAGCCTGGCGCACTGGACTGGTCGCAAGGCGACGGCTATGGCCGTCTCGGGAGCCAGCGGCCAGGACCGTCTGTACATCGGCTTCGATGACGGCGGCTGGGACTACTTCAAGCTGGTCCAGCGACCGCTGGCACTGACCTCTGGCGCCGAGTTCATTCTCGGGCCGTGCAGTGTCACTTTCCCACTTCATCATGCGATGTTCGAAGCCGATCTCAAGCACTGGCTTGGCTTTAGCGTCTTCGGGCCATACATGGCGGTTGGTGACCGGGTGGACCTGTCCTATCGCATCATGGCCAGTGGCTCCGGCCCAGGCACCGATCCGACGGGCAACTGGCTGCCGCTGGGCACATTTACGACCAACGGCCAGCGCATCGAAGCACCGTCCAACCTGGTCGGCAATGGCATCCAGCTGAGGGCCTCGCTGTCGAACACCACCACCTCAGACACCCCGGTGATCGACACGATTGCCTACCACGAACGGGTGGTGCCGGCCTTCAAGCGGGACCTCCAGATGACGGTCGACGCGCGCAACTACCAGTCGCGGCTGGACGGCGCCGTGGTCCGATTCAACAGCGATCAGATCCATAACGCGATGATCGACTACGCCTCTCAGCCTGGCAGCTTGTCGATCGAGCTACCCGACGAGACGGTGGACGAGATTGCGCTGTTTGGCTTCCAGGAGCGGATGTCCCCGCCGACGGCTGGGGGTGGCCGCAACTGGGCCATCGACATCCAGGTCACCCAGTTCCGCGTGCTGACCGTGTACGGCATCATCGGCCGCTTCCGAGGCACGCGCATCGGCGAACTACGAGGCTTCAAGATCGGCGCGACGAGGACCATGTAATGCCCGACCTGACCACTGAACTCAACCTGGCCCTGGCCACCGACAACGACGACCAGGCCGACTATCTGGACCTGGACACGGGCGCGAGCTTGCGCACGTCGCTCAGGACCATCGACGGCCTGTTCAACACCGCCACGGGGCACACCCACAACGGCGCCCACCAGGGTGGCTCGATTGGCAGCATCCCGGCGAGTGCCATCCCAGACGGCTCGATCACCAGCGCAAAAATCGCCGACAGCGGCATTGCCACGGTCGACCTGGCCGACGGGGCAGTGACGACGCCGAAGATCGCCACGGGCGTGACCCTGACGACGCCGGTCCTCAACACGCCGACCATCAACAGCCCGACGCTCGCGGGCACGATCGCAGGGGGTGGGATCTTCAGCAGCGGCCCGTTCACCACCGACTGGTTCCGCTGCAACACGATCAACCAGGGGCTGCTCAATGTTGCCGCCGGCATCGGCATCGCCTTCGATGCAGGCGGCCCATACGTCTACGGCGGTTACGCGGGCGGCCACTTGATCACGGAGACGGCCACCCAGACGCTGACCAACAAGACCCTTGGCGCGGTGACCTGGGCAGCTGCCCAGACATTCCCAGCCGGCAGCAAGGTCGGCAACAACCTGGCCATCGTCAACAACCAGCCGGCGAGTGCCGACTGGAAGCTCGACGCCGGCGGGACCGGCATTCTGAGCGCAAACCCCGGCGGCAACGTGTTCAACATCGGCTTCGCCGTCGCGTTCGCTGCTGCGCCGACCGTGGTGGCCAACGTCCAGGGCGTCTCGGGCGGCCAGAACACGGCACACCTGACGTGGTGGACGGGCAACGTTACCGCCAGCGGCTTCCAGCTATTCGTCAACGACGGCAGCGGCGGCGGGCAGTCTCTGTTGTGTAGCTGGCTGGCGTTGGGCCACTGAGGAGGATCATGGCTTACTCGATCGGACCCGGTGTGCAGCAGGCAATCGCCGACAGCGGCGACGAGGCCCGCTCCGACGAGCGCTTCATCATTCTGGATGAGGGCCACAAGGTCAGCCTGACCTTCGGCCGCGACGCCACGTACTACTGGTACGAGGAGGATAACCGGGTCAACCGGTCACCCTTTCTCTGAGGACTTCACCCAGCCCGTCTTCGACCCGTGGGTGGCGATGCCAGGTCAGCTTTACGACTGGACCTGTTCAGCATGCAGTTTGGAGTGGACCAAGCGGGCAGTGGGGCTGATCGCCCCGCCGACGGACATCTACGGCAGCCGCGAAACGACGGTGTACGAAATCGGCTACCCCGACAACATCAACGCCACCTACGGCCTCATGGACGGCAGTGGTAGCCATCTGGCGCGCGTGCTCGCCGACTACGGCCAGGACACCAACCAGGCTCAGGGGGTGAGCTTCGATGATGTGTACCTGCTGGCCCAGGACGGCACCCCAGCCATGATGTCCGGGGCAGCCTGGTATCACTGGGTTTCGGTGCGCGGCGTCCAGGGCAACACCCTGTGGATCGCTAACAGCGCGCCAGGTTACAAGGGCGTCTGGGACAACCTCTCGCGCGAGGACTTCAACCGCCTGGGCGGTTTCTCGGTGGTCTGGCTGACCTGATGGTCATGTCCCCTGGCCGCGTGGCCGAGCTAACCACTGGCTACGAGCAGCGCTCCAGCGGCGTGTTCGTCCACAAGGGGCGAGGAGACATCGGCGAGCTTCGCGTCAAGGGGCCAGTGTCGCTGTTTCCGCTGACTGGCCAGGGCATGGAACTGCTCTACGATCCTCCGGGCACGACCGGCTACATTCAGGCCTACGACCGAGACGCGGGCGCGTACCGCGACCTGAACATCACCGGTCGTAACGTCGCCATTGCCGTGGCCGGCGGCACGCTCAACCTGCCGGCTGGGTCAGTCACCAGCGCTGCCATTGCGGACGGCACGATCCAGACCGCCGACCTCGCCGCGAACGCAGCCACGGCAATGCTGGGCTGGTATCTCGCTGCCCCGGCGTGGACGAACACCACGCTCAATACGTGGATGGCTACGCCAATTACGTCCACGGTGGCGACCACGGGCGGCACAACGCTGGTGTTCGCCACGCTGAACTTCTATCACTCGGCCGCTGGCGCCAACACCTACGTGGGCCTGGCACTGGACTCGTCCGTGAGCATGTACCACATCGTCACCACGCCGACAGCCAACGGCTACGTCAGTTGTGGGCTGACGTGGATGGCGGGCTCCCCGCCAGCCGGCTCGCACACGTTCGCCATCTACATCTACCAGACCAACGCTGGCACGTTCACGATCAGCACCGGCTCGCACTCAAACCTGCTCGTTGTAGAGCTTCGTCGCTAATTGGAGGAACCCATGCAAATCACCAACGCCCCAACCTGGCTCAGTGTCGGCTGGATGCTGGCACTGATCGTCCTGTTGCTCGTCATCGTCTTCTACTTCATCGGCAAGCTCAGCCCGGAGCAGGCTGGCTTCCTGGCCGCCCTGGCCGTGGCGCGGCTCATCCCCTGACATGTCCAGGGCTGGGGAATCTTCAGAAAGGACACCTACCGAGAGGCAGAGTGGACTGGATGTTGTGGGGGACAGACCCACCTCAGCCCTGGGCGCCCGCGCCGAATAGCGCTTCGCACAACGGGCAGCCTGGCTTCAGGTGGGCGTGCTGGTGGGCGGTGTCGAGCAAAGCCCGTAGGTGCTTGTTCTCGGCGCGGAGTCGGTCGCGTTCGTCCATAGCGGTGCGGAAGTCGCTGGCCGTCAGCATGGCGACCTCGACGCCGTCTTCGATCCAGAATCGCACGTAGCCGTCTTCAGGTTTGGTGGTCATAGCGGCTCTACCAAGACGCCGCTTCGTTACAGGCAATGACGAACGTGGCCAGCAGGATTGAGATTGGAAGTCCGATCAGCAAAAAGGCAATCCACTCACCGCTCATTTGGTCACCCTAACCATCTTTAGGTCGCCCAAACACCGTGGTGCGCTGCTCGAAAGATGGGCATCGACACGGCGGCTCACTTGTTTCCGAGAATCGTTCGCACCGCCCCTGAGCGTCACGATGCGTGAATCGCAAGTGACCGCACCAGCACGTCTCGGTCAACATTTTGGTAAAGCTATCCATCATCTTTACCTCGGCCAAGCGCCTTGTTGATCTCGCCGCGCCAGAATGGTCCGTCGCCGGCCGAGTCCATGTGATCCCACTCGTACAGCCGTCGAAGTAAGGCCCGCAGCCACTCGTTCTCGGCGCGGAGTTCGCTGCGCTCACGGACCAGGGCGTTGACCTCGTTCTCCAGTTCGTATCGACTAGGGATAGGGTCACTCATTTGGCCATCTGTCTAGCGCAATCGAACGCAGAACGATTGAATTGAATCTGTCCGTGTCTTCGTTGGCTGCGATCCCGGTTACGATGCTGATGCACGCACATCCAGACCACCTTGCCGCTCTCATCCCGGAGCACGCCTCGGTAATAGCCGTTCGCGTTTTTCTGCGTACTAGGCTTGGTAGTCATAAGCACCATTAGCACCTCCTGACGTGTTTATGATTACGTGTTTACTCCCCTGATTCTAGCCCTCTCCACCTCCCCTATCTGGCCCATCTCCTTCTCAGAAGAAGGCCCCAAGATCAGCGACATATCCCTCGGAGGGATATCGGGACCCAGGCCATTCTGATCTCAAAACGGGGGTTTATAGACACGTCAGTATGGCCTGTTACGTGTCTACCCATCTGAGCCCACCTCGCCCCGCCTTGCGTCAGCCAACGTCTGACCAGTCACGTCAGCACCCGGTCCAGGCGGGCGGATCGGGGGTCAGGGTGGCCACGATCTGGCGCAGCACACGCACCTGGTAGGCATCAGCCGCAGCAGCGTAGTCGGCGCCAACGGCCTGCCAGCGGCGACGCGCAACCAACAGCTGGTGGGCGAAGCGTCTAGCGGTGAGATGCTGGGGGGGTGGCCGGCGTGGATGTTCTGAGTTGTGGCGCGTGCAGAGTTTGCCCCCAGTTCTTACGCCGCAGATCATGTAGCGCTGATCGTCCGGGAAAGGTTGGACGGCAGCCGGGCAGAACCGCTCGGGATTGTCGAGCCGTTCCAGCCAGTCAGGTGTCCACCTCGCAATCTCCCAGCGAGGGATGCGCTGCTCCTGGGGGAGGTCTTGGTAGAGCATCAGTCGATGATGGCCAGGGCGGTCTGCTTGCCCATCCTGGCGGCCTGCTTCATGGTCCAGCAGCCGCCCGACTTGACGTGATCCTCGGGCGGCGTGTGGCAGTGGTAGCAACCGTCGGCGAACTCCATGCCCTTGAAGCCCGGCGGCAGCCGCAGGACCACGATGCACATCAGCACGTCGGCGTCCCTGGCGATCTTCAGGTTGCGGTCCTTGAAGCCGTCCACGCCGGCGACACTTTCCCAGGTATGCACGCCAGCTGGGTGCTCCCTGGTGTCGACGCCCAGGGCCCTGGCCTCCTCGATGGCCCACCAGTCGATGCCGCCCAGGGGCGAGTGGCCGCTGACGACCAGGCTGGCGCCCCAGGCCTTGATCGCCGATCGGATGGCCTGGCGGGCCAGTGCCTCGGTGGCCGGCGTGAACTTCTTCGCCTCGGCGCCGACGATGCCCAGTGTTATTCCGGCGGCCACGGTTGCACCAACTCGGGCTTCAGCTGGATCAGCCGCATAGTGCAGGCCTCAGTGGCGCCATGCCAGAACTCGGCCAGGTCGTCGGTCGACCAGTCCTTCTGGAGGCCCTCCAGACGCTCGTCCAGCAGGTTGATTGTCGCGCGGCCCCAGGCATGGAATGGGTGGTCCTCGGTCACCCTGTGCTCTCCTGTTCTGGCTTCCTCCGAAGCTCCAGGAACACGCGGACGCCGTCTTTGCCCTGGTCGACCGTGACCGGGTGGAGCTTGTAGCCGGCCTCGCGCAGGTAGATCCGCACGCCGTTCCGCAGCCGATCAACGTCGGCCTGCGAGTCCATCTTGATGACGGTGACGCGGCCCTGCTCATGGTCTTCGACGGCGCGACGGACGACGGTTGCCCAGAGGCCTTCACGCCGCGAGCCAGGGACACGCGGCACCTCTTCGGGCGCGACGCTGCCGATGATCTCCACGTCCGTCAGTGGTGCGCGTGGGCTGGACCGTCCGTCGGGTGGACGGTGGCCAAACTCCGGGTGTGGCCCCTGGAGCTTGCGAATCGTGACCACACCCCTAACGCATTTCCAGCTGCTGCATGCTCAGGTTCTGCGGGGCCGGGTTCTTCGGCGACGACGTGGTCCAGGCCTGAGACACGTCGCGGAAGTTGATGCCGGTCCGGTAGCGGCTGCCGAACGCAGCCAGGTTGACCGTCCAGGCCGGCAGTAGCTCCTTGACCTTCTTGCCCTTCTTGCGCCAGACGTCATTGATCGCGTCGGCGATTGCCAGGCCGTAGGTGTTCGAGCGGGCGCCGACGTCGGTGCGCTGCCAGATCGAGGCGGCTCGGTCGTACCAGGCGTTGATCCCAGCGGCGCCGATGATGCGCGCGGCCTCGTCGCGGCTGACCCGGTCGGCGTAGCGGACCCAGAAGCCAAAGGTGCCCTCCAGCTGCATCTCGCCGTATGCCTCGCGCGTATCGCCGAAGGCCTCGCCCAGGAAGGCGAAGACCCAGTTGAGGCCTTCGGAGCCACCTCTGGCGTAGATCCACTCCACGCGGGCGATCGCCGCGACGTGGCCGTCCTGGTTGCCGTAGTACCCGTTGATCTCCAGGTCGTAGCGCTGGGCAATCTTGACGATGTCCCGCGCGGCCTCGTCGCCAGCCACCAGCTTGGCCTGGAAGCGGGTCCAGGGCGTCTGGCCCAGGACGGTCCCCAGCTTGGTGTACAGGTCGGCCTCGGTGGCCCGCTCCAGCCCGGTGTGGACCATGGCCGGCAGCTGCATCATGCCCTTCTCGTAGGCGACGACGCGACGGTGGTTGCCGTCGATGACCCAGAGCGTGTTGTCAGGCCGCCTGGAGATCGTCAGCGGCGAGACGGCCAGCGGGTCCCAATGCTGGCGCAGCTGCTTCAGGCGATGCTCTGAGAGTGGCCTGGCGTACCCACTTCCGTGAGGAGGTGAGTAGTCCACATTCAAGGTGGCCACGTGGACCCGCTCCAGCTTGTAGGTTGGCAGCCTGATCGGCGTGCGCCGCAGCGCTTCGCGTGCGTCCTGCTCGCCCTCTTCGGGGGTCAATTCGTCCATGATCCTCTGCTCGATTGCCACGTAGCGGCGCCCTCCTCAGTGTGGGGTCCTGCCAAAAAAGCACAAGCCCCCTGGAGGGCAGTGCTCCAGGGGGCTTGATGGTGGCGCGGTGCGGGCGCGTCGATTGGCTAACCAGTGGCTGCATTGGCCTCACTGGTGACGTTGGTAGCGATCCAGGACGAGACGCCCCGGAAGCCGATCGCCAGCTGCTCATGGTTGGCGTGGCCGTACGTCGAGTCGATCAGCTGGGTGGAGGCGTGGTCCACCAGCTTGGACACCTCCCAATTGCTCAGGCCGCTGGCCAGGGCGATCGAGACGAAATCGTGGCGCATGCGGTGCGGCGTGTACTCGGCCAGGCCGGCGCGGGCGACGATCGCCTTGAACCGCTTGTAGATCTCCTGAGGGTCCTGCGGTTTGCCGTACCACGTCGGGAACAGGTAAGCCTCCTCCGAGCGCGGATCCGGGCCGACCCAGGTCTTGCGGCTCAGCATGAACTTCTGGAGCACCCGCTCGCGTTGCAGCTTGAGCAGCGGCGCCCAGTACGTCATGTCCACGGGCTTCTCGGACACGTACGACTCCTTCTTGCCCTTCATGCCCCGCCGCGTGATCACACCGTAGCCGGTCACGCGGTTCGTTCGACGCTGGACGTCCAGGACGCCGTCGGCGCCGAAGTCGGAAAAGCGCAGCGAGGCGATGTTGGCGATGCGCAGGCCCACCTGCATGCCGACATGGACGATCAACTCGTACTCGTCGCCGCGCGCCGCGTCCAGGATGGCCTGGATGTTCTTGGCCTCGGGCGCCGGCTTCTTCTTGGCCTCGGGCTTCGGCAGCCGCTTCAGCTTGCCCTTGACCGGGTTGTAGCGCAGGGTGGTCGCCTGCGGGCGGTTGTCCAGGACGTAGTTGATCAGCGTCCGCAGCTGGACGAGAAGCTCCCAGCGCAGGGTGTAGGGCACGTTCTTCTTGCCCAGGGCGTCCCAGAATGCGTCGACCACGTCGCTGTCCAGGTCATCGAAGCGCAGCTTGCCCAGCAGCGGGACGAGGTGCTTGGTGGCGCGGTACTGGTACTTGGCGTAGGTGGTCGGCGACAGGCCGCCCTGCAGCACCAGCACGTCACCCTCGCCCTGGACGAGGTCGGGCTTCACCCAGTTGTCTAGCCAGTACTCGATGTGCTCGGCGACCGTGACGGTGCGCACCACGTCGAGGCCCAGCTGGGTCTTCTGGGGCTTGCCCAGGACGACCTCGCCGCGCGCCAGTCGCTCCTCGTAGGCCTTGCGCTTGGCCAGGGCTTCCTTCTGGGTCTTGCCCCTGAAGGTCTTCGGCCGCTGGCCGGGGATCGGAAGTGCGGCGACGTAGCCGACGATCTTGCCGTCGCGTCGCTCGGGGAAACAGCCGCCCGTACCTTTGGCGGCGCGCTTTGCGGTCGATCTCGCGCCCTCGGCGCTATCCTGTGCTGGCATCTGAAAGCCCAATCCTTTCGGGTGTCCGGCCGCTGCGAGTTCCCGCTCGCGGCGGCCATCTTTGTGTCTGTCGCGGCCACCACAGCCGCGCATAACGAGACACTGTAACGCCCAGTAAGCACGTTGCCAAGTAAAGAGAGAAAAAGGATTCGGCTATGCGTCGATGTGGTCAAGCTTACTGAGCAGCACCGCGAGGTGGTCCAGGACGGCCTCGGCGACGATTGCAGCGGCCCCCCAGGAGGCCGGCGGCGTCTCAGAAAGCATGTAACGCAGGCGCCGCTGGAGCCGATTTATATCGCGCTCCTGTGGTGTATCTGGCTTCTCATCCACAGTCGGTAAGAACCCCGCACGCCGGAACACCTCGACCACGTCCAGGTCGAAGTAGTCTGCCATCCGAACCAGCGTCGAAGGCATTGGCACTACTCGCCTGGCCTCGTCATCGGCGACCCAGCGGGACGCCACCCCAAACCGCACCCCGAAGGCTTCTGCCAGCTGCGTCACACCCATGTCGCGCAGCTTCATCTCTTCCTGTAGCAGTTGGTGCAGTGTTGGTATCCCTACTCTTCGCTTACCCAGTGACTGCAATGCAACCAAGGCTAACAGGGGCCGCCTTCGTGATGCGCAGGTGCTGGTCATAAGGACTTCGCTCAATATCTGTCAGGTTGTGTGCATTTCTGGTCCCCTCTTGCCATGCCGTGTCAATCCAGGTGTAGTCTGATCATTCCTAAACCCAGCATATCCCGTTAACGCTCAGGGAAGGCTAAATCGCTAGCCCTGACAATAGTGCGGCAAGAGCCGGTGACCGCCTGGGGGGTTGGCACACCGGCAAGACCCTGGACCTCGAAAGGCAGCTGCCCCGATGTCAGCGGACGAACACGCCCCCGAAACCACGCCCCTCGGCGACGTTACCGGCACCGATGTCACAAATGAAAGATGGTGGAAATCGCGGTTAGTCAGTGTTGTCTGGACCAGCGAGGACGAGGTGGGGTTAGGCCCGCCCAGACACGACCCGCTTCCCGCGTTTGAACCGCCGCTAGCACCCGAGCAAACTCGCCCAGGTCGGCCGACACGAAGCAAAAACCGATCTGGAGGTAAGCGAGTGAATGCGATGCCCGCGATGAAGGAAGAGGACGACCCAGGCGAGATCGTCAAGCTGCCGTATCTGACGCGCAAACAGGCAGCTGCCCTGGTTCACGTCTCGACGTGGACGATCGACGCCTGGGCGCGCGAGCCGGACTTCCCGATGTGGCGTCTGAGCGCTCGGACGCGGGTGATCCCGCGCGAGGAGTTCGTTGCCTGGCTCAAGGAGTATTCGGCCCGCCTGGCCAACCCGCTGACGCCGAAGCCCGAGCCGCCCGCGTCGAGGTCGATGCGAGGCCGTCGATGACCAGCCTGGACCGCATCGTCTCGCTGCTGGAGTCGCTGAACGACAACCTGGCCACGCGAGGCGAGCAGTGCTCCTCGGTGGTCTTCGAGGACCTGGCCAGCAAGGCCGAGCCGAAGGTAACCACCAAGACGTACGCCGGCCAGCCGCTGAGCAACGCCGAGATCACCCAGGCCGCCCTGGCCCACGCCTACGCCAAGCGGACCATCAACCAGCTGGCGGCCGATGGCTGGGAAGAGTCCCTAGACAAAGCGCTGGAAAAGACGCTGGAGTACGTCGAGGCGCATGGCCCGCTGCCGTGAACCTGGTCCGCGACGAGACGCTCGGCGTGTACACCCACGTCCTGCCGTGTCGATCCTGCGGCCAGCCGTGCTACTTCAGCCTGAATACGCAAGGCAAGCGGGCCATCTTCGAGGTGGACGACAAGGGGTTCACGACCCGAATCAACCACTTCACGAAGTGTCCCGAGGCCAAGCTCTGGAGGAGGAAACGGTGAGAGCACTCACCCAACGCCAGTCCGTGGCGTGCGAGACGGCGGTCACCACCCGCTGCACCTGCCGCTGCGGCGGCGCCTTCCATGGCGCCAACCGCCAGGCCGCCGACGTGGCCCTGGAGTACATCGTCCAGTTGCCCGAGGAAGACCCGCACTACGTCAGCAACAAGAACGTCCAGCTGCGGCTGCCTGCACCCGTCGGGAGGGCGGCGTAGTGGCCGCCCTGGTCGGCCTGGCTTTGCTGAGCCAGGTCATCTGCCTCACTCCGGACGTCTGCGCCGAGGCCACCGTCGAGGCCGAGCCCGAGGTCGCCGACGTCGCCGAGGCGACGCCGCTGCCCGAGTGTGATCTGCCCGTGTGTGGGCCGCTCGGCCAGCGTCTGTACTGCATTGAAGGATTCGAGTCTCACCACTACGGCGGCGCCGTGAACCCGTCGAGTGGCGCGCGGGGGTGGCTGCAATGGCTTCCAGGAACGGCACGCCAGTGGGGCGTGCGTATCGGCGACAGGCAATCCGAATGGCTGGCGGCGGCCCAGATCGCCGCTCTGGGGAATCGCTTCTTTACTTCCCAGTGGGTGCCGCTGCAGAGAGGCCTCTGCTAGGCGTCTACCTGGATGAGCACTTCGAGAGACGGGGCCCGCGCGTGGGCCTGACGCTGGTCCTGTTCGCGTGTCTGATCGCCCTGGTGATTGTCGTGGCGTGGGTGAACCGATGAGCGAGCGGGGCCTGGCCGTACGCAACGAGATCGACATCGAGACGCTCGGCGGCATCTTCGTGGCGTCGGGCTTCTTCGCCGACACGCGCAGCAAGGCCCAGGCCATCGTCAAGATCATCGCCGGTGACGAGATGGGCTTCGGCCCCATGGCCAGCATGCGCGGCGTCCACATCATCGAAGGCAAGCCGACGATCGCCGCCGACCTGATCGCGGCGGCGATCCAGCGCTCGAAGCGCTACGCCTATCGGGTCGTCCAGCTGGACAACAACGGCTGCACGGTCGACTTCTTCGAGAGGGTCGACGGCAAGCTGGAGAAGGTCGGTACGTCCACCTTCACCCAGGACGACGCCAAGGCGGCCGGGCTGCTCTCCCGCAAGGGCGACATGTACTCGAAGTTCCCGAGGAACATGTACTTCAGTCGAGCGCTCAGCAACGGCGCCCGTTGGTACTGCCCCGAGATCTTCAGTGGCGCGATCTACACCCCGGACGAACTCGGCGCCGCCGTGGACGGCCAGGGCCAGGTCATCGACATCCAGCTGGAGCCAGACGGCGACCCGCCGACGGTCGTCCCGACGGACATCCGCGAGGTGGACGACGCCGACCTGGTGCGCAGCGCTGACGATCGCCTGTGGCAGCGCTGGATGGCCCTGGTCGCCGACGCCAACCGCTGGCGCGTCAAGGTGCCCAACGTCAAGCTGGGCGTCCCGCGCCAGGAGTTGATCCAGTACGGCGTGGAACTCAAGCAGCTAATTGATGAGCGGCAGGCTCTCCTGGCCGAACAGGACGCCGAACGAGCAGCTGCTCAACAGGCCCCTGGGGCGCCGACAGCTGGGCAACCAGCTGGAGCGGAAGCGGCGCCCCAGGACACCCCCTGGGAACGCAACCAGGTGCTCCACCTGCAGACGTACCGCAAGGGGCTGAAGCTGCGCGAGCTTCCGGTGTCGGCCACGCCCGAAGAGATCGAGGCCCAGAACCGGCTGATGGAGGATTGGCTGGTGTCAGGACCTCAGGCGACGTGACATGGTCACCACGTCCAAGGCAGCCTCTGGCAAGACGTTCACCGAGTATTGCCCGTTGCACGAATACGACCGCACCGAGTGCGACGAGTTTTGCCTGCCGCGCCGCAAGGAACTCTGGCTCATCGACGCCCAGCTGCGGATGCACTGGGCGCGACTCGGCATCAGCTTCAAGGATCGAGGCAGACAAACCCGGTGAGCGGTCCTGGTCGGCAGCTGCTGCTGGCCCACGTCACCGAGCGAGCGTGGCGCCAGCAGGTGTTCAGCTGGGCCAAGGCCCGAGGCTGGCTGGTGTATTTCACCTGGTCCAGCGTCCACTCGGTGGCGGGCTTCCCCGACCTGGTCCTGGTACGCGGCGACCGCTGCATCTTCGCTGAACTCAAGACCGAACGCGGCAAGCTGACCGACGCCCAGGCCTACTGGATCGAGCGTCTGCGCGGCTGCCCACAACTGGAGGTTTACGTCTGGCGCCCCAGTGACGAAGAGGAGGTCCTGGCGCGCCTGCTTTGAAACGCGGAGGAGGGTCCGCTTCGTGAAAGATCCACGTATTGAAAACTGGCTGACCACCGAGGGAGTCAAGTGGGACTACCTGGATGGGGTCGCCCTGAGTGAGATCGATGTCGAGGCCAGCAAGCGCAACCAGGCGCGGGTCAACGCCCCGATCATCGAAGACCTGGTCGAACGCTACGCCCTGGCGTACATCGACGGCAGCGAGTTCCCGGCCCTGATCGCCTGGCGCGCCGACTCTGGCCGCCTGGTGCTGCTGGATGGCAACCAGCGGCTGGCGGCGGCGATCGACCTCGATCAGAAGGCGATCGACGTGTACGTGTGCAGCGAGCTAACCGAAGAGAAGCGCTTCGCCATCTGCTGGACGGCCAACAGCCTGAACGGCGACCCAGGCTCACCTCTGGATCGCATGCTCCAGGCCAAGCAGTACCACCTGCGCTACCCGGGGCTGCCCAAGAACGAGGTCGCCCGCCGCTTCCGGATCAAGTCCGAGAAGTTCGAGCGCGAGCTACGCTCGGACGAGGTCGGCGCGCGGCTGAACCAGTTCGGCCTGGACCCGGAGGCGATCAGCCTGACCAACAAGGACCGCCTGCATGCGTACATCGCCAGCGACGTGCAGTTCCGCGAGGCGGCCAAGCTGATCCAGGAAGCTGGCCTGAAGGGCGGCCTGGCGGCCGAGTTCTGGGCCGACATCCGCCGCGCTCGCACCGAGAAGGATGCCCTGGCCGTCATCGACGCCTGGCGCGAGCGGCCCGAGGTCGCCGACCTGATCCGCCAGAAGCGGTTCAACCGTCCGCACATCCCGAAGTCGCGCATGCAGCACCTGCTGGACCGCTTCAGCGGCATCCATCGCTTCCTGGAGCGCTACCCGGACCTGGTCGCCCTGGAGGTGGCCGGCCATGACGAGGTGATGCAGCTGGCCAACCAGTACAAGGCCCTGGCGCCGCTGATCAACACCCTGGTACGCCAGTCCAACTCGGTGCGCGCGGCATGAGCGGTGGTATAGCTGTCGGCACCCTGGTCCCAAAGAAGTGGACGCCGCTGCGGCGCGAGACGGAGCGCCTGCTGGCCGACGGCGCCTGGCACGAAGACCAGGTGCTGTTCTGCCAGCTGGCCCGCTTTGTCGACCCGCGCATGGCGGCGCGCAACTGGATCTTCGAGTACGAGCGCAACGGCAAGCGTCACCACAAGAGCGACCAGCGTGAGCGGCTGCCCGCCTCGGAGGCCTGGCGACGGGGCCAGCCCTGGGCGATGCGGGTCGGCGTGCGCGGCGCCTACGTCAACCGCATGCACTCGCTGGTCAAGAGCGGACGGCTCGAAATGGAGGTGTGGAACGGTCGGCGGCGCTACCGCATCAAGCCGGCCCAGACATGACCGAGCGCTGGCGCCAGCGGCGCCTCCACGTCGAGAACCGGCTAGCTGAGCTAGACGCGAAGTACGGGCCAGCTGGGGACGAGCCGCTCCCCGGCTGGCTGGACACCTTCGAGGGCTTCATCGCGGCGATCGAGCCCGCGCCGCCTCCGCCGGCGCCTACCCCGGAACCACCAGCTATCCCCGGAGCGGTGTGGAATCGTGACTCAATCTGACTATCAGCGGGAGGGCGGCGCCCTGGTCAAGCGCCGCCAGATCCCCGAGCTACACGTGACCCTGACCTTTTCGGCCACCGACGTGCGGCCCGCGCCGACGGGCGCGCACGCCACCGTGCGGATCATGGCCAACAAGACCGTGCTGGCGTTCAACACGATGAACGTCTGGCGCGACGAGGAGCGGGTGCGCCTGGCCAACAGCGCGCACCGCCAGCTGGTAGGAGGTGCTGACAAGAAGACGATCTACCCCAGCGAGTACATGAAGGCCGACCTGGATGCGTTCTGCTATGGCCTGCTCGACGCCCAGATGGAGGAGTACGAAGTGGAGTTCCTGGGCGGCACGCTGGTCCCGACGCCGCCCGACCTGGTCCTGGACCCGTACGTCATCCGCGACGGTGGCTCGATCATCTTCGCCCCGCCCGGCCGAGGCAAGAGCTACGGGATGATGATCATGCAGGTGTGCATCGACGCCGGGCTCAACACGTTCTGGCGGGTCAAGCAGGCGCGCACGCTGTTCGTCAACCTGGAGCGCGCCAAGCGCTCGGTGCTCGATCGCCTGGGCAACGTCAACGCCGCCCTGGGCCTGGAGCGTGACCGCCAGTTGCCCATCCTGAACGCACGCGGACGGTCGCTCCTGGACATTTCCACCATGGTGGAACGGCACATCGCCAAGCATGGCGCCGAGGTGGTGTTTGTGGACTCGATCAGCCGCGCCGGCGGCGGCGACCTGAACGCCAACGAGGCCGCCAACCGCATCATCGACACGCTCAACCACATCGCCCCGACTTGGGTCGGCCTGGCCCACACGCCCAGGGCCGACGAGTCGCACCTGTACGGCAGCGTCCACTTCGAGGCCGGCGCCGACGTGGTCGTCCAGCTGGCCAGCGAGCAGGAGGAGATGGGGCCGCTCGGCATCGGCCTCCAGGTGACCAAGGTCAACGATGGGCCGAAGGGGCCGATGTGGATCGGCGCCCTGGAGTTCGACCAGTCCGGGCTGACCCTGGTGCGCCGCGCCAGGCCCGGCGAATTCCCTGACGTCGAGCAGATGCGCAAGATGAGCGGCAAGGAGATGCTCAGGCAGCACCTGATGGACGTCGGCGCCCTGGACGCGAACCAGGCAGCTGAGGATCTGGACATGGACCGCAGCCAGGTCGCGCACTACTTCAGTGACACCAGGGTGTTCGTCAAAGGCGGAAAAGTGGGCCGCCGACAGCTGTACGCGGTGCGTCAGGCGTAATGTGTGGTGCCTTAAGAGTAACCACACAACCACACATCAGTTTTGAGTTGGAAACGCAGGGATGTGTGGTAATCCCCACGTCCACCACACATCTACCACCACAGATTGAGGAGAGCAGCGGTGGAGACGTTGAACGAAGACGAGATCCAGGCAATTCTGCGGGCGGTCATGCGGAGTGGCCCGGCGACCGAAGACGAGTTGTGGCGTGTCGTCAGGTGGGCACACAAGGTGCGGGTAAACCACATCATCCTGGAGATGATCCTGGAGGGCGGCGCGTTCCCACGTTGGCCCGATGGGGCCAGGGACCTGCAAGTCCACGCCGCGTGATCAACGCCGACGACGAGTACGCGCCGGAGTACATCGAGCAATACCTGCACTTCTGGGACGAGCTGCACGCGGCAGCCGAGGGCGGCACCGGCAGCCTCACCGGGCGGGTCAAGTCCAAACGCGATCGTCTCAGCCTGGCGTGCCTGGTGGCCGACCTGGAGGCGGCTGCCGACGTACTGCCGCGCCAGTGGGCGTCCACAGGCACCGTGTTCCGCCTGCAGCGGCGCTACCGCGAATGGCTGGTCCTGGTGGACGGTCCGGTGGATCGTGGGCACAGCGACCTGTGGGAGGCCATTGTCGCCATGTCCAGGTCGCTGGGCTGGTCCGAGGACTAGAAAACCAAACGCCCCCGGGTGACTGACCCCGGGGGCGCTGGTTGAAGCGGGTGCGATCCCGAGAAAGTCTAGCCTGGCAGGCGGTTGGCTCGGAAGGTGGCGTGCATGTGCTGGACGCCCTCGGCGATCCTGGAGCGCGGGAAGCCGGGGTGCTTGGCGCACATGGCATCCGTGGCCCGCCGCTCCAGGGTGTGCCACTTGCCGGCGGCGATCAGCTGATGGCACGTCTCGCAGCTGGCCCAGGCGCCGATCGAGTTGGCCACGTACGGGCCGCCGAACATGGGCAGGTTGCCTCGGTCCGTCTCGACGTCGGCGCACGGCTCATCGTGGCGCGGCTCGTCCGACGAGCAGAAGTCGCACACCGGCGACTCCGAGACGCGCATCTCGACCTCAGGCATACCCCAGGACCTCCCTGGCCAGCTGCTCGCGGGCGACGGCGGCCACGTCGCCATCGTGCTCGGCGATGATCTGACCCAGGCGCTCCAGGGCCAGGTGCAGCATGTACGGCGGGGTGACCTCGCCCGACTCCCAGTACTGGACGATGCGGAAGGTGACCCCCAGCTGGGCGGCCAGGCGCCGCTGACTGATGCCGTGGGCGGCGCGCCAGGCCTTGAGTTCGGCGGCCTTCATCATGGCTTGCGCCGCCAGGCATTGATGGCCACGCCGGCGATGGCCAGACCGATGATGACGACCATGAACAGCGAGGCGAACACGCTGTAAGCGCTGGAGTCCCAGCCGTTGCCGAGCAGCTGGTTCACGGCTGGCCCTCGCAATCGCAGCCGTCGATCGGGCAGCTGGTGTAGTTCGAGCCGGTCCAGTGCTGGTGGCCACACTCGGCGCACTCCAGCAGCTGCCAGTCCAGGGCCGTGGCCTCGCAGTCGGCGCAGAAGCCGCGACCGCTCAGCTGGCGCACAGGCACCTCCAGGTGTCCGCAATCCAGCCAGGCGGCGCAGCGGCGGGTGCCCTGGGCGGGCAGGGCGAAGGTGGCCGCGTGCGCCTCGCACATCGGGTAGAAGACCTCGCGGCCGAGGCGTTGGGTGGCCGTCTTGCCGCAGCTGGCGAAGCAGCAGGTGTAGGTGGTGGTCATGAGGTGTGGACTCCCTTGCCGAAGATGGCGGCCTCGGTCTTACCCGAGCCGGTGTTGAGTCGATCGAGCCAGCTGACGACTTCGGCAGTGGCGAAGTCTGGCCCCTTCGGGTGGCGGCCGATGCAGGTGCCATCGGCGCTGTCGCAGCCCCACTCGGCGGCAATCGAGATGCGCTTGAACGAGTTCACGCGGCCCATGTGGACCCGCTTGCCCTTGGCCTTGGCCAGGTCGACCAGGCGGCGGGCGCCAGGCGTGAGCTTCCACTCGCCGACCCAGCGCTTCAGGCGTGGCGACCACACCCGATTGGTCGGCGACAGGTACTTCTCGGCCTGGCCGCCGCCCAGGAACAGCACGTCGAAGGCCGACCAGGGGATCTTGGCCAGGTGCTGCTCCAGGCCATCCTGGGCGACGAAGGCGGCCGGGTAACCGTAGTCACGGATGAGCGGCAGGAACGGCGCCGAGCGCTCGATGGTGGCTGCCCAGGGCGCGCGAGCGTCCAGGCCGGCAAGCTCGGCCTGCCAGGGGGCGATGACGTCGGGCGCCACGGCGAACAGCGCCTGGTTGGCGAGTGGCTGCCACTTGGCCATCAGCTTCTCGAACTTGGGCTGCGAGAAGGGCTTGGCGCCCTGGCTGTTGAACTCGCCGAAGACGCCGTTGTCCAGGCCGAAGACGCCCAGCCCCTCGGGCGAGTTGCCCATGTACGGGCTGAACAGCACGCCGAAGTCGGGGCGCTTCGAGAGGGCTTCGGGACGGACGCAGCCGCTCAGGTAGGTGATGGCGGCCTCGGTCTTGCCCGAGCCGGTGCGCAGCGAGGCGGTCACAGGGCCGCCCCGCACAGGTTGCACAGGAAGGTCGGTCGCGCCTCGGTCGGGCGACTGACGTCGGTGTGGCGGCAGTCCTCGGCGAGCATGTCGCGGAGCGCCACCAGGGTGGTGATGGCCGCCTCGAAGGCGTTGGCGCCGTTGACGATCGGGCCGCTGCTGGTCATGTGGCGGATGGCCACGTCCAGCGCTGCGATCGAGTTCATGAGCGGACCCCGAGCGCGGCCATGGCGGCCGCCTTGGTCGGGAAGCGCCCCGAGATCGGGGTGTGGTGCGGGCCGACGACGATGTACCAACCCCCGAGGAGGCGGTTGTAGACGATGCGGGTCGTAGAGCGGGCCATGTGTGGAATGGCTCCTTTCGGGTGGTCTGATGGACTCATCAGCAGGCTGCGCCTGGACGCCCCGGGCGGGGGCGTTTCGTCCTGTCAGTTGGCCGCGCCAGTGGCCCGTAGGAGGGCCGACTCGCCCAAGGTGAGCGCAATCTCGGCGGTGCGCTTGGCCTGCCTGGCCTCGGCGAGTTCCTTTTCGAGGCGTTCCACGGTCGCCGTGGCCGCTTGCAGGTTGCCCCGCAATCGGGCGAGTTCGGCCGATTCGAACAGGTCCGGGCGCGCCTCGACAATCTGGCGTCCGACTTCGGCCAGGATGGCGCGGATGTCGCGCCGCGCCGCGTCGGAGGCGTGCATTTCGCGGACGGTAGTCCACTCGGCCCGGTCGATATGCCCAGGGCTCAGCTGCCAGGTGCCGTCTGCCTGACGCTGGTACTCGGCGCGTACGTTGTAGGCCACGCCGCGCAAGTAGAAGCGTAGATCGTGGTGGCTGCCGGACCCGGACGGTGTGTACATGACCAGCGAATCGGCCCAGAAGGCCAGGGTGAGCGGGCCGCCCGTCTCCCCGATCGGTGGCCAGGACACCTGCGCTGTAGCGGTGATGGCCAGGCCGTGCTCGATGTCCGAGAGAGAAACCTGCAGATTCTTCGGCAGGCGGGCGGTTGTGCTGGGAGCAGTGTGGATGCTCATGGGGGTTCTCCTGTCCCGCCGTGGATATGGGTGCGGCGGGGAATCACAAGCTAACCCTTCTCAGGGAATGACGCAACCATTTCGTCTTGATCTCACGGCGAGATGCAGGTGAGACTGGCTGGCAGAGCGACAGCTATGCCCGAAACGTCCGAAATACCGTACGAAAGTACCGGGTCGGACGGTGCTACTGGCCTGGCAGTCCAGGTTGAGGTGATCGATCGGCGGCCTGAGCGGAGAGGCCGATCTCTCACAAAGCGGCAGTGTGCGCGGGTCAAACTCGCGTTCCTGGCCGCCTACTCCAAGTACGGGAACATGTCGAAGGCCGCGCGCATGGCCGACATCAGCCGGAACGCGATCTACGACTGGCTGGAGACGGACCAGGAGTTCGCCCAGGCCTTCCGGACCGCCGAGGCAGCTGCTCTGGAGTACCTGGAAGCCGAAGCCTGGCGCCGAGCGGTGGAAGGCAGCCCGTACGAGCGGACCTCGTACTGGCACGGTGAACCGGTGGGCACCGATCGCAAGATCGAGTACTCCGATGCACTGATGACGTTGCTTCTCCGAGCACGTGCTCCGGAGAAGTACCGCGAGAAGCTGGACGTCAACGTCCAGCAGGTGGTCAAGACCGTGGTCGGTCTGGACCCCAGCGAAGTCCTGTAGACACGCGGCGTAAGCACGTCGCCATCTCAGCGGACTCTCGCCCCACTCTCACACCCCTTGTCTCTACGTGGGTCCGAGCAGGCTGCCCAGGGCAGCGACGCGCTCCGTGCGGTCAAAGGATTCACGCGCGAGGGGACCGACGTGGGGGGTGGGGGTGGCACTGGGACGTGCCCCTGCCAAGACCCGGCCGCGAATCTTCTATCTAGCGCATTCCGGACACCCACACTCCGGCGTTTTCACTTCCAGATGAGACTAAATCTCAATGCCTGACCAGAAGTGCATGCGCTGCCTGACGTACTTCCGGGGGTTCTTCTGTCCCCGCTGCGAATACCAGCACATCCCGAAGCGGACCCCCTGGCGACGGGCGTTCATGCCGGTCCGGTTGGGACGCGGCCAGAGGCTTGGCGACTCCGAGGTGCGCATCGTCCAGGAGGCGTACCGAGCTACGGACCCCTGTGAGTGAGACGGCGCGCGAGCCGGCTACGCCCAGCGTGTCAGCCCAACGATCGTTTTGTATAGGTCCCGGCATACCTAAATGAACTCAGGAGACACATGAAACCCAGGTACGAGAAGCGCTGTAGCTGGTTCTGCGTGGACTCGAAGGGGGCACGCCGTGCCGGCAACCAGTGGGTGCATGTCTACGGCCGCACCCTGTGGGTGTGCGACAGCTGCGCCAGGCAGCTGTTCAAGAAGGACCGGGCGAGCGGTCCAGAAGTCCACACCTCCAGGACCACTCAACCCGGTAGCTGAAGTATGGCAGGAAAACTCCCGGCTCGGATTGAGTCGGGGGACTCCGCTCGCCCTGAAGAGTCTCCGTACCAGGCCTTCGGGAGCGCCAGGGAACTCTTCCGTACCAAGTCCAGGGAGGTCCTGCTGGCTGGACCGGCGGGCACCGGGAAGTCCAGGGCGTGCCTGGAGAAGCTCAACCTGATCGCCATGCAGCGGCCCATTCGGGCGGCCATCGTCAGGAAGACTCGCAAGTCGCTCACCCAGTCGGCCATGGCCACGTTCGAGAACAAGGTCCTGCCCCAGCCCAACAACGTCCAGTTCCACGATGGCGACCAGGAGTACCGCTATCCCTCCGGCGCCCGGATCATGGTCGCCGGCATGGACGACGCCGAAAAGATCGGCTCCACCGAGTTCGACGTGGTGTACGTCCAGGAGGCCACCGAGTTGGAGGAGGACGACTGGGGCATGCTGTTGCGCGGACTGCGGAACAACGTGCTCAGCTATCAGCAGCTGATGGCGGATTGCAACCCGAGTTCGCCCAGCCACTGGTTGAAGGTCCGCTGCGACGAGGGGCACTGCACGCTGCTGGAGTCCAGCCACAAGGACAACCCCACGTTGTGGAATGCGCGCGATAAGTGCTGGACTCCACTTGGAGCGGACTACATCGCGGGGCTGGAGTCGTTATCCGGTTACCTCAAACAACGTTTGTTGTTGGGTATGTGGGTGGCCGCCGAGGGGATGTACTTCACCGAGTGGAATCCGTCGCTGCATTGCGTCGAGCCATTTGAAATTCCAGCCGAGTGGCCCCGGTGGTTGTCGGTGGATTACGGATTCGCCGCACCATTTTGTTGTTTGTGGTTCGCCAGGGAGCCGGAGTCCAGGCGCATTTACGTGTACAGGGAGGCGTACGCCAGCGGACTCCGCGACGAGCAGCAGGCGGATTTGATCGTGCAGCGCTCGGAGAGTGAGCCACTCCAGCTGAGAATTCTCGATCCGAGCATGTTCAATCCCAGGACCGAGCAGATGCGCCCCAGCATCGCGGCGGTGTATGCCATGCACGGGGTGGCGCCGGTGTATCCGGGTCAGAACTCCAGGAAGCAGGGCTGGGCCACCGTGCGGCGGGCCATGGCCACCGATAGTGGAATGCCCCGACTCCAGGTGTTCAAGGGCGCGTGTCCGAATCTCATTCGCACCATTCCGGCCATGGTGGTCGATCCACTCGACCCGGAGGATGTCGCCGATAAAGTCGGCTCCACCAAGACGGAGGACCATGCACCGGATGCACTCCGCTACGGATTGTGTGCGGAGGCGCAACCTCCACGTCGAACGCAACCGGTGGAATTGAGGTTCGGATGAAATACGCCAGACGCAAGTGGTGGTATCCAGCCAGCTGGAGCTATAAGTGGTTTACGTGTGTCGGTTGCAAGAACTTCGAGGTCCACCCGACGTGGAGGCTGAATGCCTAGTCTGACCAGGGATAAAGGCGCACCCTCGTTGCGGTGGGGCAAGTCCGCGTCCGACACGGACGTCGCCGAGCGGGTGACGTGCGAGCTTGCGCAACAGATGCAACGCGACTTCCAGTACCGCAACCAGTTGTACAGAGATATCGACGCCACGGTGTTCCAGGAATTCTCAATAGAAATTCCGGAGGCGTACCGTGACACCGCCGTCGAGGTGCGGACTCCGCTGGCACTCCACATCGCCACTAGCATCACCGCTGCCCTGAGCGTCAATCCAGCCACCATCCAGTTCCGCCCGATCGGCTTCGGCGACGTCTACCAGCAGAACTCCACCTTGCGCGAGCGCTTCTTCGAGGCCAGCTGGCGGCGGCAGGAGCAGGAGGCCAAGCGCCAGCTGCGGCGGTTGTTCCTGTGGAGTCTGGCGATCAAGGGCGAGGGGATTTTGAAGACCGTCGAGCGGGCGAAGTCAGCCTGGGCCAGCTATCCGGAGGAGGCCCAGCGGCTGCAGGACCAGTACTCCCAGGACGGCCTCGACCAGCACGCCCAGGACATCGCCTACGACCGCTCCACCGAGGAGTACAAGCTCAAGCTGCCGTACCCGATCGCCAGCACCGACGTGCCGCCCGAGACGTTCTATTACACCCAGAACGAAAACGGGTTCACCTCGTTCATGGAGATCAAGCAGCTGCCCTACGAGGACGCCCTGGCCCGCTTCGGCGCCAGCCTGGACGGCAACGGACGGGTGGTCGCGCCGGACCAGTACGACCCCAGGGCGGCCGGACTCCCCCGAGCGGAGTGGGACCGTGTGTTCCACGGCACCGCCAGGACGCTCACCTGCATCGAGGCCTGGGACGCCAACGTCCAGGTCATTTTGCTCCAGGGTCCAGGCCAACAGGGCATCAGTTTGAGCAAGGACGGCTCAGCCACGTTGTGCTCGGTGGTCCAGCATCCGTACGCCGAGCCGGGCCTGGGCACCCTGAAGGGGCCCTACTTCCACGCCCTGGGCATCACCACGGCGAGCCGGCTGCCGGAGCACGCCGGACTGTCGGTGCTGTTCGGCTACCTGCCGCTGTTCAGGTTGCTGGACTCGATGCTGACCGTCCAGGGCAACGCCGCGTTCATGACCGGCATGCCGTCCTTCAAGCAGACCCAACCCCCGGGGGTGGTGCCGGGATTGGCCTCCGCACCCTACGGCACCGACGGCCGCGAGGAGGCGCCGCGCAAGATCGAGCCAGGCAAGCTGTACCCGTTCGACGTGGCGCCGATCGACCAGCCCCAGAGCGGCGCCGACTTCAACAAGCTGCTCGGCAACATCCAGCAGATGATCGAGCTTGCCCTGCCCAGCAGCGTCCAGGGCATGGCCGCCGGGGATACCAGCGGCTACGCCCTCAACCAGGCGGCCTACCTGGCGCGGCTGGCCTGGGACCCGATCGTGTCGAACGCCGAGGAGGCCCTGGCGGCCAGGACCGGCTTTGAAAGCTGGCTGATCGAAAACAGGATCAACGAGAAGGTGTACGCCTGGGGCGAGCAGGACCCCAAGCGGGGCATGAAACGCGGCGGCAACAGCAAGGCGACCTGGTTGGGCATCGGTCCGGACGACCTGGACGGGTGCCACCAGTACACCATCACGCTGACTCCCAAGACGCCCAGCAACGAGATCATCGAAATCCGCGCCATCGGCGAAAAGATGCAGCTGAAGCTGATGACGTACGAGGACGCCGTCACCGACGCGGGGGCCAACCCGGACGAGGTGGAGCGCAGCTGGCTGCTGCACGACCTGAAGCAGTCGCCCGAAATGATGCAGAAGATGAAGGACGAGGTCTTCCAGAAGCTGGGCACCATCCAGCAGCAGAAGATCGCCGCAAGCGGAGTGACGCCGCAGCAGCTGGCCGGCACTCCCGCCAACCAGGTCCAGGGTCCTCCGACCGGCGTCCCGGGGACCCCCGGTACTCCACCGTCCGGCCCGGCTGGCGGGATGCCACCCAATCCCGTTCCATCGCCCGGCGCCGGCCTCCCCCTGGCGCCGCCACCGCAACAGCCGGGTGGCGCCATGCCACCGGGCGGTTTGCCTGGCGCGCCGGGAGGGGTGCCAGGTCCACCCCAGAGCGCTCTGCCGCTGCCCGGAGGTCGCTAGATGCCACCCACCAACACGCTCGACCTGGTGGCCACCGACCTGGCGGTGTGGCTCGACCGGACCTCCTCGGAGATCGCCCTGGCCATGGCCCCGCAGGGCGTGGCGCCGTTCGCCGCGCCGCTCAGCGAGGAGCAGAAGCTGGAGTACTACCGCGACCAGCTGTTCAACCCGGACGGCACCCCCAACCTGCACGGTCGCACCGCGCAGCTAGCTCGCATGGGCCCCGAGATGTTCACCCAGGTCTACAAGGCCGTCATCAAGGCCTATCCCAGCCTGCGCGTGCCGAGTCCACCCGAACAGGCGTCCACGCCGCCGCCAGCCCCACCCCCGGTCGGAGGCCCTGAAGTCTGATGCCTAGCTACAACGTCCCGCTCGCGGGTGGCGGCAGCATGACCGTCAACGCCAGCAGCCCCCAGGCCGCCGCCGACAACGTCAAGGCCCAGGGCGGCACGCCCGGCGGGGATGCCAGCAACGTCGGAGGCGTGCCGGTTGGAGCCGGCATGGGCGGCGGCGACAACACTGGCGGCGGCCAGGACTACGCCAACCTGACCGCCACCCAGATGGTCCTGAACAGCGCCCAGGCCAAGGCCAACCAGGCCTACCTGAACGCGCGGCTGCAGCTGGACAACGACACGCTGGCGTTCCAGAAGGCCACCGAGGCGTTCAACGAGACGATCCAGACCGCCCAGCAGACGGGCATGTTCAACGGCCAGCCGACCCAGGCGGCGATGACCAACTGGGCCCAGCTGTACGGCACCTCGACGGCGCCGACGCCAGGCCAGCAGACGCTGGCGGCCCAGCTGCAGCAGGCCAACATGCTCGGCACCTACAACGGCCAGCAGACCCTGGCCGCCAACCAGCAGCAGTTCAACCAGTGGGCCCAGGCCCAGCAGCTGAGCCAGCAGCAGTGGCAGCAGCAGCAAACGGCCGCCCAGAACTACATGCAGATGATGGCCGGGCTGCGCGGCCCGGCCGACTGGATGAAGTACCAGCAGGTGCTCGGCTCGACGCCTGGCGGCATCAGCGACCTGGTGCGCGCCGCAGCTGGCCAGTACATGCCGGGCGGCGGGGCGACCACGGGCGTGGCGCCGACGCCGGTCACCATGCAGAGCTTCTACAACCAGCTGACGGGTGGCCAGCAGGCGCCGACTGGCCAGATGAGCACCCAGCAGATGATGCAGGGCTTCCAGCAACCCGGCGGTGTGCCGCAACAGGGCCAGATGCAGACCTCGTACTACAACCCGGCGAATCAGATGGCGTCCGGCTCCGTCAACTGGCAAGCCCCCAGCGGTCAGTATGGCCAATCCGGGGCCGGCGGCATGGCCGGCGGCATGGCCTGGGACCCGACCCAGGCCCAGGGCGCATGGAACGCTGGGACCGCTAACCCCCAGACCCAGCAGTACCAGGGCGCCAACGCTCCGGGCGGGACGCAGCAGAACGCCCAGGCGACCATGTCCAGCCTGGTCGCGCCGAATCAGATGGCGCCTCAGACGTGGGCCAACCTGACCCCCAGCCAGCAGCAGATGCTGCTCGGCACCTGGGAATCCCAGGGCTATACCCAGGACGACGCCAAGGCTTTGTTTTCTCAGTCGCTGCCGAAGTACGCCAGCCAGTCGAGCGGCGCGGGTAGCTTCCGGCTCCAGTGACCTGGCTGCCCGACGTCCCCGAAGACGACTACCGCCAGTACCAGGCGGATCAGTTCCAGCAGGACTCCCAGCAGAAGATCGACAGCTTTAGCTTCGAGAGTGCCACCAACGCCAAGATCGCCACGCTGGCGCCGCCGACTCCACCACCTCCTCCACCCGAACCCCCGCCTCCTCCACCGGCGCCGGAGCCGCCCCCGTCGCCACAGGAGTCGCTCGGTCGTATAGGCTCATGGGCGCAAACGCCGACCCCTCCGCCGGCGGATGCGCAGCCACCACCGGAGCCACCGGCTGCCCCACCTCCGGCAGTGTCGGCGGCTCCAGCCCCAGTTCAGTCGTCAGCCCCTGCGGCGCCTGTCTCGCCTCCAGGGCAGGCGGGGCTCGGCGACTGGATTGGCGGCGCCCTGGGCGCGGTCCGCTCAGCTGGCGGCGACGTCAACACGTTCGCCCAGAACTTCGACCCCTCAGGCTCCAATGTCATCGGTAGCGCCCTCGGCGCCGCCAGGGCCGCTGGCGCGGACATTCAGCAGTTCGCCCAGTCGCTTCCGCCACTACCCCAACCGGCGGCGCCTAATCTGCCTCCCTCCCAGAGTTCTCCTCAGATGTCGCCGGGTGGGGATCTCCAGGCCTACGCGCGGAGCGCGGCCCAGAAAGCGGGCATCGACCCAGACATTTTTACGCGCCAGATCCAGCAGGAGTCAGGCTTCAATCCGGCCGCCAAGTCTGGCGCCGGCGCCGTAGGCATCGCCCAGTTCATGCCCGGCACCGCGCAGGGCCTGGGCATCGACCCCACCGACCCGTACGCCGCACTCGACGCGGCGGCGCGGATGGATGCTCAGCACCTCCAGAAGTACGGCGGCGACTGGTCCAAGACGCTGGCGGCGTACAACGCCGGGCCAGGCGCCGTCGATCGCTACGGCGGTGTGCCGCCCTACGAAGAGACGCAGCGCTACGTCGACAACATCCTGCAGGGCAAGAACACCCAGGCGCCGATCACCCCGTCCGAGTCGCTCGGTCGCATCGGCGGCTGGGCCCAGGGCTCGGCCGATCGGACGAGCCAGTTCGGCGACCAGCAGCTGAGCGCAGATGAGGCCTACGCCGCGTGCGGGCCTGCGGCAGCTGTCCGCTTCGCCGCCGCGTACGGCCGCAACCCCACCCTGCGCGAGGCCGTCGACCTGGCCAAGACCGTCGGCTGGACCTCGGCCCAAGGCATGGCCGGGCTGAGTTCCGAAAAGGCCCTGATGGACAAGATGGGCGTGCCGACCAGGGTCGTCGGCTCGGACATCAACACGATCGCCCGCGAGGCCCAGACTGGCAACCCGGTCACGATCAGCACGCCCGGCCACTACTTCTACGCCGACGGCTACGACCCCAACAGCGGAGCGTTTCACGTCGGACGTTCGGGCACCGACCTGAGGAACGGCTCGGAGTGGATGACGCCGGCCCAGATGCAGGCGGTCATGGGCCCCATCCAGGGCGCGCTGCTGGCCGACAACCCCCAGGTCCCGGCGCCTAGCACCGCCGACCAGGGCACCAACCCTGGCGGCTTCCTGGATCGAGCCAAGGACACGCTGACCAGCACCCTGAGCAGCCTCGGCTCGACCGGCCAGGACATCCTGACTGCCCTGGGCCGCACCTCCACCGACGTCGGCCAGCCAGCTGCCAGCCAGCCCTACCCGTCGGATCTGCTGACCAACCCGATCGGCTCGCGCCCCGCGCCGGTGGACGTCCGTCAAGCGGCGCCTGAGATCGGCGCCCTGGCGCGCACCGCCGAGCGGGTGACCGTGCCTGCTCCAGGCAGTGTGCCCGGCGGCGCCATTGGCGAGATCGCTGGCACGTCGGCGTCGGCCCTGGGCACCCTGGCGCAGTCAACCACCAGCCCCTTCTCGCCAGCCTCCGAGGAGTTCCCGCGCGGCGGGCCATTGTCGGGGCCGATTGTCGGCCTCAGTCGCATGGTTGGCGGCGCCGACCAGCTGGCCGCCGAGGACCCCCAGTACGCCGCCCTGAACCAGCGTCGCGCCGACATCATGCAGCAGCTGAACCAGGCCGCGCTGTACGGCGGTCAGGCCGATCGCATCACCGCTCTGCAGGACGAACTCGATCAGATCAACCTCCAGCGGCGACGCATCGAGTCGAGCGTGGATCTGCCCACGCTTGCCGCGCGCAACCCCGACCAGCAGCGCAACGAGATGATCGCCCAGCTGGCCCAGGCCGCGATCGCCACGCCGCTGGCCACCGAAAGCTCACCGCTGCTGGCGCGGCTCGGCGCCTCGATCATTGACCCCCAGACCGGTCTGCCGTCGGTCCTCGGACGGATCACCAGTGCGCTGCGCGGCGGCGAGGCCGCCGATGTCCGCACGGCCAGGGCCATCCAGGATTCCGACTGGGCCAGGACGGTCAATCCTGGCATGCCGCCGTCGAGTTTGCTGCGCACGCTTGGCCCTGAGGAAGCGACGCGCGTCACCAGCAGCCCAACCTTCCAGCCAGCTGGGGCCTACATCGGGCCTGGTGGCAGTGCTGACGCGCTGTCGGTGTTGCAGCGTCTGGCAGACCAGGGTCCCGAGCGTACCTCGATCCGCGAAGGCGGGCTGGGCACGCCCTCCTACGACTACCTGCCTGGTACGCCCGAGCTTGCTGCGCGGCAGGCGTTGCTACGCTCGGCGGCTGCTGATCCGCAGGGGGTGGCGCGGCTTGGCCCGTCCGACTTGAGCCAGCTTCCGGGCATGCCGAACCTGTCCATGGTTAACAGCCCCAAGACCAAGCAGTTGGTGCCGAACGCCCTTTACGGGACGCCCACCTCGTTGGATGACGTACGCGCCGGCATCGACGTCGGCATGAACCAGGCGCACTGGTACTCGAACTTCGCCCAGGGCGTGGCCGATACCGTTGGCGAGCAGAACCTGCCTGAGTTCGCGGCGCTGTTCGGCATCACCTCGCGCAACACCGTCGAGAACAACCTGGCCTACTCGCTCGGCCTGATGCGCATGGCGCGCGAGTTCGAGCAGGACGGGACGCCGTTCACGCGGGACGCGATCAGGGCATGGACGGCCCGTAACCCGACCTTCAACGCCCAGGGGCTACCCGAGAAGTGGGCGCTCACCGACGACATGGTCAACAAGGTCGCCGATGTCTACAACAACGGCGCCGTCAACATCGTCAGTAGCGCCAAGAGCCCGAGCTACGCCCAGAACATCATCTCGGCCCTGCAGAATCGCTTCGACCCGAATAGCACCATCGACACCTGGATGTGGCGCCTGCTCGGCTATCAGAACGCTGGCCAATCGCCTGGGCCGGCTGGCAGCGATGCGGCCTACCGCGCCAGTCGTGCAGTCATGGATCACCTGGCCGGCGAGCTTGGCCTAAGCCCGAAGCAGGCCCAGGCAGCGGGGTGGTTTTCTATCAAGGCGCCCTGGGACGTGGCCTATCCAGCCGTCTCCAGCTACGTGAAGGGCCAGAAGGTGGTCCCGCCGCCGCCTGAACTCAAAGCTGCCGTGGATGCCTTCAGGAGCGGCAAGGGCAGCCTGCGCGACGTGATCAGCGCCGGCCAGAAGTACGGCGTCTACGACAATCCCTCGGGCACCTGGCAGCAGATGACGTCCTCGGGCAGGGTCGCCGACCAGCTGCAGCAGCTGCGCGGGGTCATTGATCGGCCCCCGCCCGGGGCAGCCGCCCGTGCCGAACTCGTCTATCCCGGCCAGGGCGCCAGGGCCAGGCTGTCACCCGTCAACTACGCCACGTCGGCGGCGCGCCAGCTGGAGGCCGAATCCCAGGCGCCAGCGGTGACTACCACCCTGGGCGAGGACGCGGCGCAGCAGCTGGGCTGGAACCCGGCACGCCAGCAGTTCGACGCCCTGGGCGACATGCCGCACATCGTCCAGTCCAACGGCGACCAGGTCCACGTCCTGGTGCCAGGCGGCAACGTCGATGCGTTGCAGTACGCGGGCGCCATGCTCGGTAAGGCGTCCGGGGCCGACAGCATGGACATTCACCTGTTCCGTCCCGAGGGCAGCCAGCTGGCGGGCTGGAAGGTCGTTACCCCAGATGGCATGGCCCTGGATGAGGCGACGTCCAGCAGGCTCCAGCAAGCCCTATCTGACGCTAATGTCCAGTTCTCGGCGGCGCCTGGGGGTATACTCAGGGTCCACGCGCTACCCGTCGGCGACCCCGCTTACGAGGCAGCCATTCAGGGGGTAATCAGTAATGCAGGACTCCAACTCGATCCCATCCGTGGCGTCGCCGCCAGCGTCGGCTCAGAAAGCTTTGACTCCATCCTTGGCCGCTTTGGTGAGAGATACGGTGCTGCCGCCGGACGACCCGGCCTACAAGATGGGGGACGTGGTATCGGTGGCGCCGCCGAAGCGGCAGCCCGAGGTCCAGCCGCCGGCCTGACCGACGCGGACCTCACGGTCCAGCCGCTCACTCAAGAAGAGGCCCGAGCCAAGCTCGGGTCTTTTTTGGACCCTGCGGGCCGTGTGGTGCGTGGCACTGGCGCCGAGGAGGCGGGGCGCCTGCTCGGTCCTGACGAACGTGCGCCGCTGTTCGATGAGAATGGCCGCCTGAACGGCAAGCCCCCGGCATCCGACTCCGGCCTGATCATCCCAGGCCGTGAGACGATGCCCGACCTCCAGCAGATTTATGGCCCGAGCGGCCGTTCGCTGACCAACCTGGCCAGGGGCACCATCCCGTCTGGCGGCGAGGCCGCCGTGCCGATCCGCACCTACGAGGGTGCCACGCGCGCCGCGCCAGGCCCGCCTGACGAGGAACTCCAGCGGCTGATGCCGAACCTGTCCAAGATGGCGGCTGATGATCCGTCGCTGGCGGCCACGGTGCAGCGCATCGCCGAGGAGAACAAAGGCCTGGCCCAGGCCTACCAGCAGGGCACGATCAGCCACGACCAGCTGCTCAACGACCTCGCGCCCCAGGTCGGCCTGACCAAAGAAGACTTCCTGAAGTCGAAGACGGGCCAGGCGTGGAATCCCGCCGAGCAGCTGGTGCTGCGCGCCACGGCGAAGTACTACGCCGATCAGATGCAGGAGGCCTCTCAGGCGATCGCCAACAAGCCCTGGAGCGAGGTGACCGCCAAGGAGAAGGTCGACCTGTTGCACACCGCCATGGAGGCCGCCCAGCTGCAGGACGTGGCCCTGGGCGGCGGGTCCACGGCGGGCCGCACCCTGAACCAGCAGAAGCTCGTCCTGGACAAGCAGATGGCCCAGGCCCTGGTCGGGCCGCGCGAGCAGAAGGCCGCCGAGGCCGCCCTCGCCGAGTCGGACGCGCGCAACGCCAAGATCCAGGACCTGGCCGACAAGGTCAAGGCGACCAGGCGCCAGCAGCTGGAGGCGGTCAAGCAGATCGCCCCGCAGGAGGGCGCCGCGACCAAGGACCAGCGGCCCCTCCTGGACGCGATCAACCGCGCGTACGCCGAGCTTGAGGCGTACCAGGCCATGTCGCTGGATGAGAAGGGCGCCGACCTGAATGCGCGCGAGGCCGAGCGCGCCCAGCGGGCAGCTGCCCGCGCCGAGGCACTGTCCAACCGCGACGCACCCCAGCAGCTGCTGTCGGCCCTGCAGGACGAACTCGCCGCTGAGCGCAAGGTGTTCAAGGGCCGCCAGAACCTGTGGAGCACCCTGGCTGATCGTGCCGAGGTGCGCGCCAGGAACGTCGAGGGCAAGCGCTTCGCCAGTCCGGATGACGTGGCCCTGAACAAGCTGCAGACCAGCCAGGAGGACCAGGGCGCCTTGCAGTGGCTGGAGGGCAACCGCAAGGCCGCCCAGGAGGCCGCCGACTCGGCCAGCACCCGCCTGAAGAAGGCCTGGGACACCCAGATGAGTGGCGCCGATCGGCAGGAGAACATGGCCAAGCTGATCCTGCAGCGCATGGGCGGCAACGGCGCCAAGGCCACCGACATCACCGACGAGATGCTCAAGGGCCTGGTCAACGCGATGAACAGCAAGGACCCGATGGAGGCCGCCAAGTTCCTGAAGGCCCTGCACAAGCCCAACTGGTGGGACCGCATCCAGATCCTGCGCTACTCGGGCATGCTGTCGTCCACGGCGACGCACGCCGCCCAGGCCGTCAGCAACATGGGCCAGCTGGGCCTGGCCATGGCCACCCATCCACTGGCCGTCGGTGTCGACGCCGCTCGCGCGGGGCTGGGCGGCGGCGAGCGGAGCCGCTACATGGCCGAGCTTCCGGCGATGATCAGCGGCCTGCGCGACGGCTTCCGAGGCGGCGCCAGTGACGCGGCGACGATCATGCGCACTGGCATCAACCCAGGCGAATCGAGCCGCTACCTGGAGCAGCTGCAGCGGCCAGGCTTCGGCAGTGGCTCCAAGGCCGTCGACTTCCTGGCCGAGGGTCCGCTGCGCACCCTGGAGGCTGGCGACGCCCTGATCCGAGGTGGCGCGCGAGGCGCCTTCACCAACGCCCTGGCGGTGCGCCGCGCGGCCCAGGAGGGGCTGACCGGGGCCAATCGCGCCGCCCGCGCCCGTGACATCCTGACCAACATTGAGGACTACCCGCAGCTGGTCGAAGAGGCCAACAACATGGCCAAGCGGGTGGTCATGCAGGAGCAGCGTGGCGATCGCGCGGTGCAGGCCCTGCAGTCGCGGCAGGGGCCGCTCGGCCTGGCGCAGTCGCTGGTCATGCCGTTTGTGCGCACGCCGTACAACGTCGCCGCCCAGGGCCTGGGGATGACCCCAGCTGGCTACTTCGGCGCGGCGCGCTCGATCGCCAGGGGCGACACGGGCGAGTTCGCCGATCGTGTCGCGCGGGCGACCGTCGGCACCGGGGTGATGGGCATCGGCTCCGCTCTGGCCGCCAACGGGCACCTGACTGGCGCCATGCCCACCGATACCACCGAGCGCTCGACGTTGCCGCCAGGCTGGCAGCCGTACTCGGTCAAGATCGACACACCAGGCGGGCCGGCCTACGTCAAGTACTCGAACCTCGGCCCGATCGGCGTGCCGTTGGCCCTGGCCGCCTCGACGCACGATGCCATCCGCAGCGGGCAACCGATGGACCCCACGGCGATCGGGGGCCGCTTCGTCGGCGGCTTCGGGCGGTACATGGTCGACTCGACCATGCTGCAGAGCATGTCCAACCTGCTGGATGCGATCAACCAGCCCGAGCGCAAGGGCGAGAACTTCCTGGAGTCGATCGCCAGCCAGTTCGCGCCGTACGGCGGCCTGGGCCGCCAGCTGGATCGAGCGCTGGGCACCAGTCCGCGCGACCCACACGGCATCCTGGATGCCATGGAGGCGGCCTACCCAGGCCTGTCGGGGAATGTGCGACCTCGGCTAGACACCTGGGGCCAGCCTGTCCAGCAGACCCAGTCGGGCCTGGGCGCCTTCGCTTCGCCACTCAGCTACGGCATGGAAGGCAACGACCCGTACCTGCGCGTGCTGCATGAAAATGGCGTTGGTATCGACGCGGCGCCGAAGGACTGGCAGACCATGGACCTGACCGACCAGGAGCAACGCCAGTTCCCCGCGCTCGCCGCGCCAGTCATTCGCCAGGCGATCGACCGTGTGACCAGCCGCCCTGACTGGAACCAGCTGACGCCGAGCCAACGTCAGACCGCGCTACGTGCCGCCGTCTCAGCCGGCCACGCGGCAGCTGGCGCGACGATCCTGCGCAACCTGACCCCAGCCGAACGCCAAGCGAGGCACGCCCAGAACGTCGCCCGCACCGCACCTGTCCCAGGGAGGTGAGCTAGATGGCCATCAACACGCCTTTCGGACCCGGAACCAGCTACCCGTGGGAGAACCAGCCCGCGCCAACGGCTGCGCCAGCCACGGCGCCGACCAACGCGCCGCCGACCAGGACGACGACCACTCCGGGCAGCATCGTCCAGCCAGACATCAACTCGATCCAGATCGACCCGACCACGCTCCAGAACCTGCTGGCCCAGGCCAATCGTGCTGGCTGGACGACCTCGGGCCAGGCCACGCCCGAGTTTCAGGTCACCAACGATCCCGTGGCTGGCCCCCAGGTGGTCGTCAAGGCGTGGCACCTCAACGTCAACGACGGCAAGGGCAACAACCAGGACATCGAACTCAACTACGCCCCGAGTTCGCCTGGCAAGGGCGCCCAGTGGACGGTCAGCAAGGCGCCGCCCGAGCTACCCAAGGTGCCGGCTGGCACCCAGCCGAAGACGCCCAACGAGGAAACCACGGTCATCGGCGGTGTGCTCTACGGCCCGGATCCGAACAACCCCAACGGCCCGTTCATCGCCCGTGCGATCGATCAGAACGCCCAGGCCAAGGCCCAGGCGGATGCCGCTCAATCGCTGGCCCAAGCTGGGCTGAACACCGCCCAGGCCCAGGCCTTGATGGCCAAGACGCCGGCCGAGATCGCCGCGCAGCTGGCGACGACCAACCTGACCGCTGCCCAGCAGCAGCAGGTGCTGAACAACATCAAGATTGCCAACGCCAAGCTGGAGACGGACATCGCCGCGACGACGGCTCAGGCGAACCAGGCCAACGCCCAGGCCACCCAGCTGGGCGCCGCGACGGACATCGCCAAGCAGAAGGCGCCTGGCGAGATGCGGCTCACCGACGCCCAGACGGTGGAAGCCCTCAAGCGGGCCGGCGTCAGCGATGCTTCGATCCAGCAGACCCTGCAACAGATCCACCAGGGTCAGGCGCCGACGACCGAACAGCCGCAGCAGGGGCTGTACATCTACCAGCGGGACCCGAACACGGGGCAGATGTCGCCCCAGATCAACGAGAACTTCATCCCCAAGACCCAGGCCGACGTCGCGGCGCGGGTCGGCCAACTGCAGCAGGAGGCGACGGCCAAGCGGGACCAGCTGCAGAGCCAGATCAGCCCGACGTACACCGCCCAGCAGGCCGCCGCCGACTTCGACAAGTGGTGGACGTCCACCGTCGAGCCCCAGAAGACGACCCTGGCAGCTGCCCAGACCCAGGTCGGCCAGGAGCAACAGCGGCTCCAGGAGGAGCAGGCCAGGGCCAACTACGCCACCGCTCAGACGGCTGGCCAGACCGCAGTGGACGCCCAGAAGGCGATGCTGCCGTACGCCGTCGGGCCAGGCTTCGGGGGCGCGGTCAACCAGCTGCTCGGCCAGTGGAAGAACCCCTCGAACAACCAGCCGGACATCGACTACTCGAAGGCGTTCACCTTCAAAGCACCAGACTTCAACCAGATCAGCCAGCAGGCCACGGCGCAGGCCCTGGCGCACATCTCGCCGACGGCGGCTGGTATCGCCGGCACTGGCCAGCCGCAGTTGCCCCAGCAGGCCCAGGGCATGGACATCGGCCAGATGCTGCAGGCCTCGGCCTACCGTCCGATGGGTGGCATGCCGCCGCCCGGCCCGCCTCAACAGCCGATGCAACCGCAGCCTCAAATGCAGCAGCCAGGCACCTACGGCGCCTTCAGCGGCTCGATGCCGGCCCTGGTCAACCCGTACCAGGCCCAGCTAGCCGGGGCCGGCGTCCCCGGGGCCGCCTGGCCCAACTACGTCCCGTCCTGATTGCAACCGCCATAGACAGGAATTACGATGCAGCCACAAGAACCCCCTTCGAGCGAACAGCCGACGCAGGATGCCCAGGCGTCCGCAGCGTCTTCTGAGCCAACCGAAGCGACCCCCGCGCAGTCTTGGCAGCGAGGCCTTCTGGGCCGTCTCTTCCGAAACCGACCGGCGGCCGACGAGGCGAGCCAGGAGGCGCCAGCCGACGAGCAACCGTCCGCAATCAGCCTGACGCAGGAGGAGTTAGACCGCCGTATCCAGGCCGAAACGGATCGACGTGAGGCCAAGCGGGCCGCGCAAGCCCTCGCCGAACGCAAGCGCAAGCTGCGCGACGAGGACCCCTGGGCATTCGCCGAGGAGGAGCGCACCGCCGAGCAGGCCCAGCAAGTCAACGCCCAGGTCGGCAACCTGTTTGGTCAGGTTGGCGCCGAGCATGACAAGTACACGATCGACCCGCTCGTCCAGGCCCTCCCCGAAGCTGAGCGCAAGCGCATCTTGGCTATGGAGGGCGCGGGGGTCGCGCTCGACGGGCGCAAGCTGATCGTCACCGAGGGGCTCAAAGCCCTTGAACGAGTCTGGAAGGCCGAGGGAGCCAAGGACGCCGAAACCAAGCTGCGTCGCAACCCGGCCTTCCGCAAACAGGTCCTCGCAGAAATGCGCGGGATCACCCGTGAACCCGAGTTCCTGCCCAGCGGGGCAGCCTCCGAGGCGGATAAGACCGTCTCGCAGATCCTGCGCGGGCAGCTGGGGTCACGGCGGGGAATCTAAATTCAGGTCGCGCCTGAGGCGCCACTCACTTCCGCTCAAGCGATGATGGCCGACCCCCAATCGGGGGAAGTTCGTGCCACAAGACAAGCACAGCACATGCGAGTGCTGGCGACCCATTACAGGCTGGGCAAACCTGTACGAGATTTCGTGTCAGGGTCGCCTGTTCAGCCGTAGATCGAAACGCATCCTCAAGGCCACGCCTGTAGGAGCCGGCTACCCAAGCCTGCGCCTCTGCGATAGCCCGCGCCGCGACCAAGCGTACTTACACCACCTGGTCGCCGAGGCGTTCCTCGATCCCCAGCCGGAAGGCTGCGAGCCGAACCATCGCAATGGGCAGAAAGCTGATAACCGCGCCGCGAACCTCGAATGGCTGACGCATAGCCAGAACCTGAAGCACGCCTGGAGTACGGGCCTGTACAGGACGCGAGCGCAAGAAGGTCAAGGGTAGAGCCATTCCGTACAACTCCGTTGCCGGCAGGGCCACGCCAGGTACTGGCCCACTTATTCCTGAAGACGTCCAGAAGGACATCGTCCAGTCCGTCGAAGAGAAGTCGGCGGCGATGCGGCTGATGCCGCATGTGACGATGAAACGCGCCCAGCAGCGCATTCCGGTTCTGACCCAGCTGCCGATTGCTTACTGGCTGACCGGTGCCTCGCTGGATGCCCGAGACAAGGGCATGAAGCAGACCACCTCGGTGGCCTGGGACAACGTGTACCTGAACGCCGAGGAGATGGCCGTTATCGTGCCGATCGCCAAGGCCTTGCTGGACGACATCGACTACGACTTCTGGAGCCAGGTCAAGCCCAAGATCACCGAGGCCTTCGGCGTCGCCCTGGACGAGGCAGTGTTCTTCGGCAACGGTGCGCCGTCGACCTTCCCGCCGTCGATCGTCACCGCCGCCAACTCGGCGGGCAACCTGCTTGTAGTTGGCGCCACGGCTGGCCAGGACTTCCTGGGCGACGTGAACGCGGGCATGGGCCTGGTGGAGGCCGACGGCTACGACGTCAGCGGCTTCTGGGCCCGCAAGCAGGTGAAGTCGAAGATTCGCGGCATGCGCACCACCACGGGTGGCTTCATCCTGCTGGGTGACGACACCGGGCCGCAGCAGTCCTCGAACACGGGCACCCTGTACGGCGAGCCGATCATCTTCTCAAACGCTGGCATGACCGAGTTTGGGACCGGCGCCACGGGCTACTCGATGATCGGTGGCGAGTGGGACCAGTCGATGCTGGCTATCCGCGAGGACATCACCATGGAGATGTTCGACACGGGCGTGATCACCGACAACGGTTCGCCGCCCGTGATCATCTTCAACCTGCTCCAGCAGGACATGGTCGCCCTGCGCGTCATCGCCCGCTTTGCCTGGGCCGTGCCGAACCCTGTCAACCGTCAACAGCCGACAGCTGCCAGCCGCTACCCCTTCTTCGCACTCCAACAGAAGGCGAGCACCGGCGGCGAGGGCTGACGTGTCCGACATCGTGTTCCTGGCGCAGACCCAGGACCCCGTGACGGCAACGACCTACTACGGGACGGGGCATCAGATGACCATGACCGACGAGGCCGCAGTCTTCAACCTGCTGCGCCTCGGCAAGGTCGCCCTGATCGGCGCCCGCATTCGCCAGCCGCGCGTGGTGTCGAAGACGGCGACCACGGCGCAGCTGGCGTTCACCGTCGACCAGCCGTGTACGGCCATGGCCGCCAACTACGGCACCACCACGGCGTACGGCTCGAACCAGGCCGCCACGCCGGCCTCGGGCAGCGGCGACGTGGTGGTCAACCTGGCAGGCCTGACCACGGCGACGACCTACCACTACCGCATCACGGTCACCTGCAACGGCGGCGTCACGATGACCGCCGATGCGACCTTCGTCACCGCATAGGAGACGCGCATGCCAGGAGGACGCCCATACAAGAGGCCCGTGTCAAAGGCGCAGGCCCGCTTCTTCGGCGCCGCAGCCGGGGGCCAGGTCCCCGGCTTCGACCCGAAGGAGGCCCAGAACAAGCTCCGTGGTGTCAACGAGAAGAAGCTACCCAAGACCAGCAAAGGGAAGGGGAAGAAGTAATGCCCAAGGTCAGGGCACTGGTGCCGCTCCAGGAAGACGAAGGACCGGTCGGTGTCGGTGAGGTGTTCGAGACGAGCGACGAGCAGGCAGCTGCGCTGCGCGCCCAGGGCAAGGTCAGCCTGGTCGCCGACGAGGAGGCCGCCGAGAAGGCTGCCAACCAGGGGGTGTACGACGCCGTGACGGGGCGTGACGACGTGGCCGGACCGCCGAGCGGACCGCTACCAGGCCCGCAGGCCGACGACGAGGACGACGACGACAAGCCGCCGTCCAAGAAGGGGAAGAAGTAATGGCCAGGTGCCGCTTCCTCGCAGCTGCTGGCGATCCACGCCCAGGCCAGGAAGGCATCGTCTACGGGCCTGGGCATGAGACGGACTTTGACGAGACGGACTACGAGTACATGATGGCGCTGCGGGTCAGGGGCATGGTTGAGATCATCGACGCCACAGGGCTGCCAGTCGCCAACATCGGTTCGTCCAACCCGGAGCCGTTCCTTCCAGCGGCGTGAGCATCACCTACGCCCAGCTGCAGCAGGCCGTCGCGCGGCGTACGGGGCCGTTCTTTCAGGCCGCCCAGGACTCCACCACGCCGACGACCTCGACGGCCACCTCGGCGATCATGCCGACGCTCAAGTCGTCAGCCATCCTCGGCGGCCCCGAGAACCTGTTCCTGGTGCGCCGCGCCGCGACCAATCCCAACGACCGTGTGCGCGGTGTGCTGAGCTTCGACTCGGCGACCGGGCGCGTGATCGTGGACGCCAACTGGGGCACGCCGATGGCGCCGTCGGAACAGGCCGACTTCGTCCATCTGCACCCCGAGCAGGAACTCAAGCCTGCCGTCATGGCGGGTCTGGCGCGGTGCTTCTTCGCGGACACCGTCGGCATCGACCCAACTGGCCCCTACGGGGGGATTGATGTGACCGCCCAGCTGCCCTGGGTGACCGGCCCCTGGCAGATCGCCCGCGTCCAGTACGGCTGGACGGCGCCCGAAGGTGATGCCCCCTTCGAGGCGACCCAGCAGGGCGGCCACGTCATCCTGAGCGGAATGTTTGGCGCCATGGCGCCGATCAGCTGCTGGCTGACCGCCTGGCATCCCCACTCGGCCTGGGTCAACGGCGCCGACTCGACCACGGGGCCGAGTGTCGACACTGACACCCTGGACGTCGACCTCCACTACGCCGCCGCAGCTGGCCACATCGAGGCCTGGCACCTGTTCCCCAGCCACATGCAGGCAGCTGCCGCTGGTGGCTTCCAGGCCAGCCAGGCCATGGCCGCCCAGGAGTTCACCCGTCAGGCCCTGATCTGGGGGCCGAAGCGACCCGACAAGGTGCGCCATAACGAGGTCTTCCGCGTGGCGCGGGATGCGACGTGGATCAATGCCTAGCAGGCGCGGCGCGCTCCTCGATCCGGCTCGCATCAATCAGAACCTGACCCCGGGCTACCCCGAGCCGCCGTACTGGTCGCAGGGACCAGCTGGCCCGCCTGGTCCACCAGGACCAATGGGACCCCAAGGGCCTATCGGTCCCATCGGGCCTCAGGGACCGCAAGGACCAATCGGGCTGACCGGCCCTGGCTGGAAGGTCTACCAACGCAACCCCGCAGGCGGCGAGGTGACCGGCGATATCGTTGGCACGCTGTGGTTTAACTCGGTCACAGGCCAGTTCTTCCGCCTGGACTCCACCAGTCCGGTCTACACGTGGACCTCGATGGGCTACGTGGTCGGACAGCAAGGTCCGGTCGGTCCCCAGGGGCCGCAGGGTCCAATTGGACCGACGGGACTCACCGGTCCGGCCGGCGCGCAGGGACCACAGGGCGCCACGGGGCCGGCTGGAGCACAGGGTCCACAAGGGCTAACCGGTCCGCCAGGTGCGCAGGGGCCTGTCGGTCCGGCTGGTCCTCAGGGCGCGACTGGGCCAGCCGGTTCGGTCAGTGCCGTTCCGGACGGCACGTTGCCCGCGCCTGGCCTGGCGTTCGCCAGCGATGCCAGCCTGGGCCTGTACAAGCCCTCGCTCAAGACGCTTGGCATCGCCTCGAACGGCGTGTCAGCGATGACGCTGTCGGACACTCAGGTACAGATCAACCCCGCCCTGGCGGTCATCGGCAACGCCACTTTCAGCAACAACCTGGGCGTGAGCGGCACCGAGACGACGGCGCTGATGGTCAACAACAACGGGGCGACGTTCAACAGCAGCGTTGCCCTGGGCACCACTGGCGGCGTGCGAGCAGTTGGCGGCGGTATGGGGCTGTATGCACCGACTCCATCGACGCTGGCCTGGCTGATCAACGGCTCGGGGTCGTTCCTGGCGGCTACTGACAACACTCAGGACATCGGTGCGAGCGGCGCGAATCGGCCGCGTGACCTGTTCGTCGCTCGTAATGCGACCGTGGATACCTCGCTCACCATCACGAACAACATGGTCATTGGCGCGGCTTCCACGATGGCATATGTTCGTGGCGCATCGTTCGGGGCGATGTACTTCGGTGGCTCCAACACTGACCGCTGGCTCATCAGCAACAGCGGGCACTTTGTTGCTGCGACCGACAACACCTACGACATTGGCGCTTCGGGGGCGACCAGACCGCGCAACCTGTACGTGGCGAACCTGGCGGATGCGGGCGGCCTGCGCGCCAGCGGCAATAGTGTCGCTGCGGCGAGTGGTGCAGGCATCGAGGCCTTCTACAACACCGCGAGTGGGATCGGGACGCTCACGGCTTTCGACCGCAGTCTTGGGGTCTACAAAGCCCTCAACATCACCGCAACAACCGTCACACTGACTGCGACTGCCGGTGCCGTAGTCGCCAACCTGGCGCGTCTTTCGGCGCAGGGTTCGCGCATCACCGGGGCTGCGGGAGGCGTAAATACGCTCGTCGTTGACTGCCCGAGTCTGACCGTCGGCGTATGGCTCGTCTGGTGGGTTGGCATGTCGCTTAACAGAGGCGCCTCGAACGACAACTTCGTGTGGATGCTGTGCAATCAGGCTGGCCCTGCTGGCGGCGGCGTCCTTGAGCAGATGTACGGCACGTACACCATCAACCTGTGGAATAGCACCTCCGGGGTCCACGTACTCGACAACTCCGGCGGCGCCTCCACCCGTCTCCAGTTGTGGATGACCGGCTCGATGCTGTGTGACATCGCCGGAGACTTCTCACGCATTCATGCACTAAGGATTGCCTAGCCCTATGACCATGCCCACCACTCCGCCAATCACCGTCGGTCTGGCCCCCGCCTCGGCCTACGAGGTCAACAGTCAGGTGGGCCTCCATCTGCGCGACTTCACCACGATCAAGGAGCGCATCCATCACGATCAGGAGTTTCTGGTGGCCACTGATCTGATGGCCGAACCGTATTTCTTCACCGAGGACCAGGCCACGCTCCTGAAGAGTGCCGTCAGCGGCCTGGACACCGCCCTGCAAGCCGTGGACATGACCTTCATTGACCGCCTGACGGGGTTGTTCTGATGCCCGATCCGTACAACCAGGCCGACCTCATCCAGATCATCGGCCAGGCCAGCGTGGAGCTTGCCTACCTGCGGAGCCAGATCGTCCAGCTGCAGGCGCGCGTGGCCGAGCTTGAGGCGGCCCCAGCCAACGGGGTGGTCCATCCGCCCGTCGAGGTGGTGACTCCCGCGTGAGCATCCTGTCGAGCCGCCGCCGCCCGTGGCCATACCAGGTACGCCTGGGGTCGATCCTGGCCGATCCGAGTGCGCGCATGGGCCTGATGCTGGTCGCCGACGCCAACGGCCTGATGGTCGGCAAGAAGCAGCAGGCCCTGGACGGCGTGGTGCCCAGCGTCCAGGAGTACGGTTCGGCGCCGATCTACCGCGAGCGTACCTTCGCTGCCAAGCCCACCGGCGGCTACGGCGAGCGGGTCCAGTCCAGTTTCAGCGACCCCAGGTACTACTGGGGCGAGGACATCCAGGTCGACGGCGGCCTGGTCGGCAAAGGGCCGCTGCTGCACCCGATCATGCCCAGCCCGGCGCCGACGTTCCAGGTCTACAAGATCCTCGACGGCTACGACACCGCCGGCATGGTGCTGACCCAGTTCATCTGTTCGGGGACCAAGGTCTACAAGCGCGCCGGCGACGCGAACGCCAGCCAGACGGTGGATCGGGACTTCAGCCCGAACGTCGCCGTGGATGCCGTGGTGTATCAGGGCGGCTTTTCGGGCGCCACCAAGAGCCTGTACATCACCACCAATGGCGGCACCCTGTGGGAGCGTACGCCGTCCGGCACGTGGACCCAGGCGACCCTGCCGAGTGGGTTCAACACGTACCGCCTGGAGGTGGTCGGCACCGAGCTATGGGCGGCCGACGTAGCGGCGAGCGTCATCCGCAAGGTCACCTCGGACCCCAAGGTCGCCGGCAACTGGGGTGGGCCAATCCTGGTCGGCGACCCGAGCGTGCGCATCAGTGCTCTGCGTCAGACGTCCAACGTCCTGTGCATCTTCAAAGAGGACGGGACGGTTTACACACTCAACAGTGACGCAAGTACTAACGACCTGTTTCCTGGCATCGCCTCCACGCCGAGCGTTGACAACGGCTGGCGCGCAGCTGCCTGGCTGAACGCCTTATGGTTCCGAGCCGGCAACGGCTTCTACCGCCTGGACATGCCTG